TGATCCATTAACTCCGCTACCAATTACAGTTGAGTTACGCACAAGTTGAGTAATAATTTGTTGCGAGTTAGCCGTGCCAGAGTTCACGGAACCCATAACCAAGATTTTATTGCTTGCCGATGTCGGCGTAATAGAAATAGTTAAGCCCGTAATATCTACAAAACTTGTCGTAGTAGCGGCAAAACTTGCGGTAATAAAAGCGTTTTTAACCTGCACTACGCCGCCTGCCGCAAAACTAAAGTTGGCGTTAAGTGACGCGGCGGTCAATACTTCGCCGGCGGTGTATGTCGTTAGTGGCATAGTCCTAGCCTAGAACATTATCCTCGTCAATGCGGCCATACAAAATATCGTCTAAAATCAACTGGAACACAATAACGGTACTGGCCGTATAGAACGTAACTCGATGCCCGTTGTTGATGTTTACCGCAATCTCTACACCCTCAACCGATAGTTCTTGGGCTACCTCGCCGCCAGTAATTGTGTTGGTAATAGTGATTGTGTCACCAATATCCACCAGCGCCAGCGCCTCGCGTTGGGCTGTAGTCAGCATTAGGTAATCGGTTTGCACGGCGTTAAATGTGGCTACAGGTTCGCCTACAAGTAGGTAATCTGCAAGCGTTAACGCGGCTGCATCGTTGTGTAACAGGCTGTTAGTGATGCTCACATTTTGGATGAGGTACTTGGCTTGACTTGCTGCATCGTCTGCGACCTGTGGGCTAGTAGCACCTAAATGCTGGATGCTTGCCCGGTTAACGATTACGTCAGCGTTGAAAATAATGCCTAACGAGTTGTAAGGGATGTTTGTGCCGTCATCGTGGAAGTCTGCAACACTCCCTGAGATGGTATTACCCACGCGAGGCTGACTGGTCAGATCGCCTGTTCTTGACATAAAGATACGGCCCTGCTCTGCTGCCTGTATTTGGTCAATATATGCTTTGACGTTTGTGCCTTCAGCGACCGTGTATGCGGCAGCGCCGCCAAGTGTTTGTGTACCTGTCTCAATGTCACGGCTTAACGCTGGATAGGCAACCTCTGGCAAATCCAGTACGGCTGATAATCGAGCGCTGGACAATTGCTCGCTTACATTAAATTCAGCAAGCGCGGTCTGTGCTAACAAATAAAAATCATCAGCACAATAAACGCTTACTGTGTTTTGACCACCCAACTCGTAGTTGTAATCGTATGACACGATCTGCCCAACAAACAACGGCACAAAAGTGTTGGCACTGTTGTATCTGCCAAACGAGACGCGGCGTAATGGCGCTAACGTGAATTGCCCCTCAGGGTCAACATACGGACTGGATGAATACAACGGGTTTAATGTGCCACCAGCAAGACTGTCATTGAGGTTAAATGACATTGTGCCAGCGCTGAATTGATCGCCTACGTCACGCCTACCGCGCTTAATGTTGACATTGGTTGAGTATTCAAGCATTGGCGCAAACTCTGTTGTACCGTCTAACACGTACTGTGTGTTATTGAGCACGCCGCGCGTTGCATCATCAAGCACAAACGCATCTAACTGAAACCCTGTATCAATAAACAACTCGTAGTTGCCACTCTCAATGACTGATGTAGCCATTAGGCAACCGCGATATTTGCAGGGCCAGCAGCACGATTAAAGGCGCGGATGTTGTTGATAATTTCCTCGCCTGTTTGTGCGTTTGCCATTACGCCGCTTACGTTTATATTGTAAGTATTGCCTTTTGTTCCAAACGGATCGTTGTAATCAAAACTCGACGGCGAAACTGGGGCTACTGCCGGGCCACTTAGCGCATAATCAAACGATGCTGCAATGCCCTTAATGTCTGGCAACTTGAGACCTTTTTTACCGAGTCGTTTTTGTGCCTCATCAAACGCTGCCTCGACACCTTGCAAATATGATTGTGCGTTAGATACACCAGCGCCATACCATTGTTTGGCAGCCTGCTGGCCGATAAGTTCTGCCGCAATTTTGCTGGATTCAACTAGCGCGTTGGTTTCTAGGATGGTTGTTACACCGCCCTTAATTAGTTCTGCTGCTATTGCTGCACCAGACTCACCGCCGGCATCAAGCACAGCCTGCAATGCGTCTTGAGATAAGCCAAGAGTAAGCAATGTGCTGACATCTTTGCTGTAAGTCTGTATGCCTGCAACCTGATCGCGCAAGCCTTGCAAAAACCCTGTGCCCGTTTCATCGCCTGCATCCTTAGCATCCTTAAAACTAAACGCATCTTTTAGACCGTCTGACATATTGGTTGCAAAATCATCAAACGCGCCTTGTGCATCCTCTAGTGCGCCTTGTGCATCCTTGAGCGCTGCCACCATAAATGTCTTTAATGCGTCTGATGCTTTCTTAATTTTTTCTGCCATGTTGTCAACAGCGCCACCAGTCGTAACAACTTTCTCAGTGACGTTGGTTAACTCTGGGCCGAGCATTGGGCCTAGTTGTTCCTTAAAATCTGATGTTGCCTGAGTGGCTGTTTTAGTGGCGTTTTTGTAAATGACAAACGCGCCAGCAGTAACCGCAAGACCTGCCGCAATGGCGGCTGCACCAACGCCAAGAGTTAGGGCCGTGTTCGCAGCAGCAGCGCTTGCAGCAAGAGACCAGTTGAGCGCTGTGGTCACAACCGTGACGGCGTTAGCAATGATCTGTGCAGCCTTAAATCCGATAAGCGCGGTAGAGATCGCACCAATGGCTGTGCCTACGGCCAGCAGCGTGCCTGTGTGATCTGCTGCCCATGTACCAAACTTGATGAGGTACGGCAATACAGCCAAGACCGCTGGCAACAATGCTTTGCCAATTGACTCTTTAGCCTCATCAAGCGCCACGTTAAGGCGCTTAAATTGTCCTTGTGCAGTACCAGCCGCCGTTGCAGCCGAGCCACCAAACGTGTCTGACAATGCAGCCATCACCTTGTCAAGAGATGCACCATCTTTAATCATGCCGTACACCTCTGGTGAAAGGTTTCGCAGCGCCTTAAAGTTGCCGCCATACGCTTTAGCAAGAGCATCAGAGACAGTTGCTAGGTCTTTACCTGTGCCGGCTGAGATGTCCATTGCAAGGCTTAGACCCTCTGTTGCCATAGCAATGTTGTTTGTGCCTCTCAATAACGCGGCGTAGGCTGGCCTGAGTTCGTCATCAGCAACACCCGTTGCCATCTGCATTACATTGATCTGAGACTCGACTGCTGCGATCTGTGCATCAGTAGCATCTGTGACGTTGACCAGCGCGCGTGCTAGTTGGGCTTGTGCTGCCTCATCCTCAACGGCTGCTTTAACGCTTGCGCCTGCAACAACTGTGAGCGCGCCTATGGCTGCGATGGCTGGCAAAAATGCTTTGCCTGCGATGTAGCCGGCACGCTGGCTGTTTGTCTCAAGAGCCTTAAGTTGCAAGATCGCTTTATCAAATCCCTTGCCATCAAGGCTGGAGATGATTGGGATATTAATTGCCACTTTGAGCCTCGATGTCTCTGCTAATTAGGTTCTCTACAGTCTCCACTATTTTACGCACTTTGTCTGTGACCACTTCTTTGTTGCGCTCAACGGCAATGTCAATTGCGCGTGGCTCTGGCCCTGCCTCAGTGTTTAGGTTGGTAACAAATGTTGATGAGGTTTGGCGGCCTGCGTGATCGTAGATCGCACCAGCAGCATCAGCCTGTTGTATGACCATCAACTGGTAAGGCTTAGACCCGTAGGCAACTTGCTCTGTGTACGTGCCTGTAGTGCCTCTGCCTTTAGGGCCGCTAGGGATGCCGCCACGTTGGTAGTTGACGTAACGCTCTTTGCTTGCGCGCACACCAACCTTGACCTTAAACCCTGCCTGTACTGCGGTTGTTTTCCAATTTTTCTCACGGCCTCGTACCATGCCAGACAGAGGCGCGCCGTTGTTTAACGAGTTGTCAAAATGCGCGACCATTGATCGAGCCTCATTGATAATCTGATCGCCTGCTGCTTGTATGTCTTTAGTTACTTGACGGCGGTAACGGTTATCAAATGTGTTGAGCGCTTTAAGTGTTTGTTGTACGCCAGCGATGTTGACTGAGTGCACTGGCACGGCTGGCATTAGCGACCGCCGCGCTGCTTGTTAAGTATCTCAATGACAGTGTTCATATCGTCTGCCTCAAATGTAATCTCTGACGGCCAGTAGCCGGTGGCAACAACGATCTCTGCCAGCGCGCGCCTTACTGAGCCGTGAGCGCTTTTGGGTCTTGAGTCTCCAGTACATCAATGTTGGTAAGCAACGCGATGAATTGGTCAAGTGTGCCCGGCACAGTAGTACCAGATGCGCGCGTTGCCTCATAACAGAGAAACGCTAAATCCTCGACACCAATACCTGATGCCATTTCTGACGCTTTGCGCTTGTATTTGCGTTCCCACGCAACAACAGTTGACAGGTTGGTTACAACCTCATTGATTGTGCCATCGTTAAACGTGGCTTTGAGTCTTAATTGCATCTTGCCTCTTTCGTGTCGGGCCGTTGCCGGCGAGAATAATTAAGCGGTTGCTACTGTGTACGCGCCGCCAGTGAAAACAATATCAATAACATCAAGAGCGCCCAATTGACCGTTCACGATTGGTAGGGATTCTAGGTATGCGCCAGTAAGTGTTGACTCTGGATTAGTTGCTGATGTTGCCGCAGATGTTGGTTTAATCTTGACGGTAACGGCTGTGCCAACAAGCGCCTTAAGTGTTGCGTATGTTTCTGATACAGCAAAAGAGTTGTACATTGACACAGTAAGTGTGCTGTTTTCAAGACCGCCAACGTATGAACGGTTGGTCTGACCAAATGCGGTGGACTCAAGCGACTCGATTAAACGAGTGAACACAGCGCTAGTGCACTGATCGCTCATGTCAACGGCGTTAATTGTTACGACCGGGTTTGATAAATAAGTTGTTGAAGGCATGGCTTAGTTCTCCTCGTTAGTGTCTTTAGTAGGTTTATCAGATTTTGTGCTCTTACTGGTGGATTTAATAAACCCACCCTCGATCAGCGCCTCAATGTTGAGATCATCTGTAACGATAAAATTGTCACCGATAGTGCCAAGTCTTGCTGATGCAATTACGTATGTCATGTCTAGTGTCCTAACTTTGTGCCTGCACATTGATATTAAGATCATAGGCTGCCAACTCGCTGCCACCGATGATGGCAATAGTTGGTCTGCCATCTGTAACACCAATGCGCGCGCTTACGACTTTGGCTGCCAAGTTCATCAGGCTGCGTTGTGCATCCAAGTTGCCCGGCCCAAGAGTCAACAATCTGACCGGATATGACAGCGTAAAAACGGCACGGCTAAAACCTGTAAAGGATGGCGCGTCAATGAACACACAAGGCGGTGAGATATTGCGTGGGTCTGTTACTACCTGTAGCCCTGTTACGGCGCTTAGCGTGGCTGCTAACGCGTCTAGCGACTGGTTAAACAGGTCTGTGTAGGCAACTGGTGTAGGCATTAGGCAACCTGTGCGCGGTTGACACCTAGCAACTGTTTGATCATTGGGCTAAGTCCGTTAGACCCACCAGATACCATGCCATCAAACGACGCAAAGTCGCTTACCGATCCACGTTGGCGATACAGGAATGAGCCATAAGCGCGTGTGCCAAGACCTACGGCAGTTGATGGCAACACCGTTAATGAGTCTTTGTAGCCTGCCTCTTGCCGTCTGAGAAAACAGAACGCTGACGCAGCAGCCGCACAGATTGTTAAGAACGCTGCATCGGCGGCCGTTGCTGTGCCTATGCCAAGATAATCCTCGACGTCCGTTGCTGACACCCAAGTACATACTTGCGTGTAAGTCAATGTGCCAGTGCTGGTTGCTACGCGCTCGACATCATCACCAGTACACCTGTACATCACCTGATTAGGTAACGGCACGTTGGTGTTAAACATCGGGAAACCATCAGAGTCAATACCAATGTATAAATACTGTGGCAGCGCCTGACAAACAAACGTGCCATTAAACGGCACGGCTACTGACGCAATAGTGACACTCTCACCAACAGCGATCTCTGTTGGCTCAAGTGTCTGAACTACCGCATAGTTGTCTAGCAATTGCTTGCTGGTAACTGTGTAGACACTCATGGCGGTTAGGCCGCCTCTCGACTAAGCCAGTGCGATTGATTGCACTTGGTTTGCATCACCGATGAATGATGCTACGTATGAATAGTAACTCATCAAACGGCCGAGCGTATTCGGTGTCTCCACTGACATGAGGCCACGTACTTGCTCATAAAATTCTATGGCTTGTGAACGTGCTACAACGAGTGTGTTGCTTGCGAAGTTACGGTCAGCAACCAAACGCAAACCGAGCGGATTGAAAGTTGACATCTGAGTGATGTTTGCACCACCAAGACCGTTAACGCCCATCAAGCCTGCAGCGCCGACATAACCGAATACTGGTCGCTTGTCAACATCCAACTGACGGCCTAGCAATTCCCAAACGTTAGGCGAAACAAAAACTGTGTCTGGCATAAAGTTTGTTGCGTTCATGATGTTGACCGCTGCACCGTAAAGTGCGGTGATCAACGATGATGGGTCTGTCTGGCTTACTGTCCAAGTTGCACCGGATGCGCCTGCACCAGCGGTGATGGCATCTGCTGCCACGTTGTCACTGGCCTGCATGTATTGTCCGATTAAGTCTGTGAGGATAATCTGCATTGCTGCAGGCGACGTAAAATCCACATCCTGAACGGACAAGGTAACTTGCCCAGACAGTGTAGTTTTAGAAATTACGTTTGACGCAATCACGGGTGTTGTTGCAGATACTGCAGCAAGTTCAGACGATTGAGCAGCCACGCTTGTGTGCGTAGTCCACGTTGGTCTAATAAACGTTTTTTGATTTCCACCGTCTGGCATCGAGCGTGCACCAACTGCCTGCACTACTGGTCGCATGTACTGGTTCAGTGACTCAAACACAGGCCCAAGTACTGGAACTGGCAAGAGGCCGGGCGTATTAGAGGTCGTTGTATCGCCAGCGGCTGCTTGCAACGCTGTTTGTTTTTCGCCTTGTGCAATGATAAATGCGTCATTGACTTTGCGGAATACTTCGCCGCCAGCGTGATATGCAGCAAGATACTCTGCTGCTGATGGCATTGCAAAAGTGCGCTTTGCTTGTGCGTAAAGTGGTGCAGTTGGGATGGTTGCCTCTACTGCCTCGACTGGTGTTACTTCGCTCATGGTTTCTGTCTCCTGTGTAGGTTCTGTTTCTATAGTACTTATTTCTGGATCATCTTGTGGGATACTCGCAGCGACTTGTGTAATGATGCTGCCCTCAAATGCTGGAATTGGTACGAGGCTTAACTCTTTCCAATCGGCTGCCTCAATTACCATTACGCCTTTGTCATCGTGCCATTTAGTCGGATTGATACCAATGCTGACGCTAAACACACCATCTGCAGCCAAGATCAACGCCTCATCACCGGCACGTGTCGCAGATACTTTTGCTGTAAATAGCATCGCGTTTTCGGTGGATACGCGCTCGGTCACAATTCCCACTGGCTGAGTCGAGTCGTGGTATTGGAACAGGCGAGGCTTAGTGCCATCCACTGGTAGAGCGCCAGCCATAATACGAACCGTTGTGCCGTCAGATACTTGCGCGTCAACACCGTAAGGTACGGCAACACCTGTGATGGTGCGGCGCGGCATGTTATCCGGGCCTGCTGCGTCAACCGATAAATCTTGTGCAATGAAATTGATCATGATGAGTACGGTACACCATTGCTGCGTGGTGGTTGTGGCATCTCATCCATTTCGGCTTTTTCCATTAGATCGCCGTCTATGAAATCATCAATATCAAATTCTACGCAGGTATTGTTTGGCAATACGTTGTTGGCTGACAATGTTTGAGTAATGCACTCTGCAATCTGTTTACAACCAAATGTCCATAAATCTTGGCGCGCTTCGGTGCTGTTGGTATAAGCGTATGAGCCAACACTCAAATTTAGTAAGTACGCTGGCACACCGCAAACTCGTGACATCTCCATCGCTTGAAACTCTGCTGAGTCAACAAGCAACATCTTGTCTGGTGAAGTTGCTGTCTCGATGTAGTGAACTTCAGGCGAAAGAGCCGCAGTCTGATTAGTTGCGCGCGCTGCGTTGAATGATGCTGCTAGGTCTGCAAGTTCGCTTGATGAAAGTGGCTCTGATCCAGCCTGCACCTGCAATACGCCTGCAGGAATTGCACTAGACGCATTACGAAAACGCGCATCTTCAAGTTTGATCGATGTTGCAATTGCTTTAGATGACGAATACACAATGCCCGGCTGACCGTTTAAGAATTGCACCAGATCATCAGGGTTGATGTGACCGCCGTTAAAATAGACTTGTTTAGATGGCGCAAACCAAACGCCTGCAGGTAATCCTGATTGATCTCTTGTAGTGACCATTGCGGCTGGTAAACGTGTGAACGCTGCAGGGTAGCCATCAGCGGTGCGCTCGGTAACATACCAAAAGGCTCGACCGAACATCAACAAATCTGAAACTGTCCATGAAAGTATGTGATTGTTTGTATTTGATCTGTCAATTCTGCGTAGCCAAGATCGAGGTGCGAGAGGTATCTGTTCCATTTCTTCACCGTTCCACATCTCTGTGTACATCTTTAATTTCATTGATGCAATAACTGAGGCAATCAATTGTTGTGCGCGCGCAATAGTTGGCACACTCATGGCTTGACCAAATAGCACACCCTCGTTGTAGGTGTAATACTGACCGATCATTGCACTACCACTTGGGCTGTTGTAATTGTTGTATGTTGAGCCAGCAGCAGCAGCCTTAGATGGTGGCGGCGAGATCGCGGCTTTTGCTTTAGTAAATATGGCCATGCTCTTAGTGTGTCACAATCTGTCTAGTTTGTGGTGGCATCGGCCCGGTATGCGATGCGGTATCCCGACGATAAGCAAGCATCAGGCCGATGCCATATCACACATTAGAGGCTAGACGCTGACAATGGTGGGCTTGTTTGCAAAGATAGGTTTTGATGCCAGAGCGACAGCAAACACCATTGCGCGACACGCAGAGATATCGCCCGGTGATCGAGTGCTAGACAACGTGAGTACACCGTTGTGTTTAACTGCAACAGCGCGCTCTACTTGATCAATTAATTGGGCTTGCCCTGCGTGGCTAATTCGTTTTTCTGTGATCAGTGCACGCACCGCGCCTGTCCATTTCACTACCTCACGATGACCTACAACCGTCTTGCGATGCGCGTAGAGAGGTGGGCAATGCAAATCAATTGATGGCACTAAAGCCAGTTTCAGTGTTGGTGACTGCTCGATCTCCAGTGCGACTGCATCCCACATCTCTTTAATTGTGTCAACCACAAACGCAATATGGCAGCGCGTGTATTGGCCGTCTTGTACGGCGCGCACACCCACATATCGTGACTCGTCAACGGCCGTCTCAATTGCTAGTACGCCACCATTGGGCATTGGCAGATTGTTGGCTAATTCAGTGAATTGACCCGGCTCAATCCACGAGTGCTGTGATTGCACAAATATGTTGACTGAGGCGCGCAAGAAACTATTGCGATCTGGTGACTGTGACTCAGCCTCGATCACGGACATATCTAACAACCCCTCTGCCAATGCAGGGTTGGAATAGGCCCAAGCCTCTTGGGTCATATAGTCCATAATCGGTGGGCTGAACTCAGCAAAATACAGTGACGTGTTTTTGCCTGAGTCCACAGCGCGCAAGCCTTGCTCTCGCCACCGCAACATACTTTTGGATGACGCATCGCCAGCCGTGCTGAAACCTGCAAGCAAACAGTTTTTGCGTGTTCGCATAGTTGGCATTAAACCTGAGTCAACTGCCTCAGCACTAACTGCCCACCACTCGTCTATAGCGACTAAATCACAGGTGTATCCGTGACCGACACCCGGCGTAGCAGCGCGTGGCATCCATTGCGAGCCATCTGGCATTGTGAGCACTTGACGGCCATAAGACCAGATCACTGTTGCACCAAATTTTGCCTCAAGAATTGGCGCAAGATAATTAAACAAAACTGTTGCCAAATCAAGTTTGTGACTAACCGAGATCACTAATTGTTTCTCGCCACGTGCACTGCCTTGAGTAGCAAGCCACCAACCAATAAGCGGCGCTAGACATCCTTTCGTTTTGCCGTTCTGTCTGGCCACCGATAAGTAACCAACTCGATGCACCCACACTTCTTTACCGTCAACCAAGTTGTAGGCGGTCATGCCGGCAAGTACACGCCGTTGCCACTTCATCAATTTGACATCCAATATCTTTTCCGCAAAATCTGCAATCTCTTGCGAGTGATCTAAACAACCACTGTGAGCGGTCGTTTCCAATCTTGGCCGATCACCGACAATGCCAGCCAGTTCAGACCGATCCTCTAAAACCCTTGCTGGTGTTGGATGGGATAGGGAAATAGGTGAGACGGGACTCTCCACCCTTTTCTTTTCTCTCCT